CAGAGGAAGTTTTGGTTGAGCCAGTACAGGAAGATGTTAAGGAAGAGCCAGCCGAAGTTGTAGAAGTACCTGTTGAAGTTATTGTTGTAGAAGAAATAACTGAAGAACAAGTAGAAGAAGTACAAGAAGTAGTTAGTACTGCTATAGAAAACGTAGAAGAACTCACAGAAGAACAGGTTGAAGTAGTAGCTGAAGTGCTACAGGTAGCCACAGAAGACGTAGAAATCATAGCAGAAGCTGTTAAAACAGATGAAGTTGTAGCTGAAGCAGTCGAAGTATATGTTGAAAGAGCTGTAGAAAACAAAGACGTAGAGAACTATACCCTTGCAGATGTAGTTACAGAGATACAGTTTGAACAGTTTATAGAGAACCCTATAGAAGTATTAGTAGATTTTGATGATATAGATTTATCTACCTTAGGTGATGACATGACATCAGACCAAAAAGAAAAAGCACAAGAAGTAGTCGTGCCTGTTATTCTTACTAGAATAGCTAGTATGGCTGCGTTTATATTTAGGAGAAGTTAATGATTAAGAAGTTATGGTCTTGGTTTATTGCTGCTATAAAAGAAACATTAAATCTTAGCTGGACACTTGTTGGATTAGTAATTGCTACTCTAACTTTAACTGGTTCAGCACAGCAAATAACTGGATTAGCTACTATAATAACATTATTAATATGGTTATTAACCATAGGATTTAGAAAAGACTAGGAGAAATATGTGTATGGTAAAGACCAAAGAAGATGGTTCTTTCGTACAATTATGCGACTGCAAACACGGTAGTGAAAACTGCAGTAAGGAGGAGTAATGTCAATAACATATAGAGGCGAGAAGTTCGCTGGTTATAACAAACCTAAGAAGACACCTAATCACCCTACTAAATCTCACGCGGTACTAGCTAAGGAAGGTAGCACCGTCAAGCTAATAAGATTTGGTCAGAAAGGTGTACGTGGTGCAGGTAAAAATCCTAAGACAGCTAAAGAAAAAGCAAGACGTAAGTCGTTCAAAGCAAGACATGCCAAGAATATAAAGAAGGGTAAGATGTCTGCAGCTTACTGGGCTGACAAAGTTAAATGGTAATGAATATATTTAGTAATCCTGGAAGTTTAAAGAAGTGGTCACTTAGTTTATCTGATGCTTGCGGAAGTATCATAACTAATGTACCACCAAATGTAAAAGAAATAGATAAACTGGTTGACCAGTTTGTCGTAGATTATAATGAGAATATGGAGAAAGCAAATGCCACCGAAAAAGAAACCAGCTAGAAAACCTATTAATGCAAAGACTAAAGCCACGCTTCAAAAGAAGGCTGCGAATAGTAAGTATACGTATGGGCAATTGGCACAAGTATACAGGCGTGGACAAGGTGCGTACCTTAGTTCAGGAAGTAAGTCAGCTTCTATGGCAGCTTGGGCTATGGGTAGAGTTAACTCTTTTATTAGGGGTGGTCATTCTCAAGATAATGATTTAAAACGTAAAGGAAAGTCTCGTGCCAAAAAAAAGAAGTAGACGTAAAGTTAAATATGAAAAAGGAGTACCTGCTAAATACCTTAAGAATAAAAAAAATTCAAAGGCTTCTGTTGCTCGTGAAATTAAAGCAACTGCAAAGGCGTATAAAGCAGGTAAGAAAATAAATTTAAAAGCTGTACAGAAATCAAGAGCTGTACGAAAGAAGAAAAAAAGATGACAATAAACGATAAAGGACAATTATCTAGCAAACTACCTAAAGCATATCAACTTGCTCCTAATGGTAATCAACAATGTAGTAACTGTTCTTTCTTTGAAGAGACAGGCAACTGTTCATTGTGGAATGCAATCGTACAACCTTTTGCCTGGTGTAAAAAATGGAAAGGTGGAGTTAATGTCACACGCTAATAGAAAAAAAGCATTACTAAAAAAGCATGGACTTAAAGGTGTTAACAAACCAAAACGTACACCAAAGCATCCTACTAAATCACACGTTGTTTTAGCACAAGAAGGACATAAATTAAAACTAATTAGATATGGTCAACAAGGTGTAAAGGGTGCAGGTAAAAATCCTAAAACTGCAAAAGAAAAAGCCAGGCGTAAATCTTTTAAAGCAAGACACGCAAAAAATATTAAAAAAGGAAAGATGTCTGCTGCATATTGGGCAAATAAAACTAAATGGTAGATATAGAAAAAAATTTAATTTGCCAACATCCTAAATGTAAAACAATATTAAAAGGTAGACAAAGAAGATATTGTTCCGATAAACACAAACGTTATGTTCAAAATCAAAGAGCATTAACAGGTGACAAAACAATAGGAATACCTAAGAAACAAAAGAAAAATGCTACATCTCGTAAGGGTGAGTTCTATGACCAGTTTTTAGAAGATGGGTATGCATTAGAAATGTTAAAAGGAGAGATGAGTGCTAGAGAAGTAGCAGACTTATATCAAATATCTCCTGCACAAGTGTCAAGAATGTATGCAGCATTTATAGAGGATAAAGAACTAGAAACACAAAGAGAAGATTGGACTGTACCAAAAGATGCAATAAAATCTTTAGAAAATTTTAAAAAGTTTAGAGATAGATATTTTAAAACAGAAACAGGTAAAAAATATGAGACCCCTGATTTCCAAGCAAAATGGGTAAAATCTATTGCAAGAAATATAGATGATGGTGGAAACTTAATGATACTTAGTCCACCTCGTCATGGTAAAACAGAACTTCTTATACACTTTGCTATTTGGCAAATATGTAAAAATCCTAACGTAAGAATTATGTGGGTTGGGGGTAATGAAGATATTGCTAAAAATGCTGTAGGTTCTGTCTTAGACCATTTAGATTCAAACGATAAACTTATAGAAGAATTTTGTGGACCAGGTGCATCATTTAGACCAAAGAGTAGGTCAGGTAAGAACTGGTCACAAACTGCATTTTCAGTAGCTACAAGAAATGTTACAGGTATAAAGTCTCCTACTATGGTTGCTGTAGGTAAAGGCGGAAAGATTCTATCTCGTGACTGCGACCTGATTATAGCAGATGACATAGAAGATTTTGGTTCAACAGCACAACCATCAGGTAGAGCAGCAACTAAAAGATGGTGGACAACAACATTATCATCACGTGTAGAGGCACATACTTCTGTAGTAGTTATTGGCTCAAGACAGCACTCAGATGATTTATATAACTCATTATTAGAAAACAATGCTTGGGAAACTATTGTCGAACAGGCTCATTCAGATGATTGTGAAATACCTGAAACAGATTTTGATGAACACAAAGATTGTATGTTATGGGAAGGTAAAAGAGATTACAAATGGTTAAATACACAAAAAGAATCATCTGCTACAACAGGTGGTGTTCATGTATTTGAAATGGTATATCTTAATAGAGCAAACCCTAAAGGTGCATCTATATTTAGTCCTGAAGCAATAACAAAATGTTATGACGAAACATTAGATATAGGTGATGTAACAGAATCTGCATATTTAGTTGCAGGTCTTGACCCTGCTGCAACAGGATACCAGGCAGCATTTTTGTGGGCAATTTATGACGACTCACCACTTAGATTGCAAATGATAGATTTAGAAAACAATAAAGGCGGAGGTATAAAAGAAGCATTACGTGTAATGAAAGAGTGGGAACAAATGTATGGATGTTATCACTGGGTTATAGAAGAAAATGCTTTTCAACGTGCAATTAGACAAGATAGAGAACTAAAAGAATATTGTGCAACTGCAGGAATCATACATGAAGGTCATCAAACACAATCAAAAAACAAATGGGATTCCAAGTATGGAGTTACAGCTATGACATCATTGTTTACAGAAAAAAATATAATACTTCCTTACAAATCAACAGAAGCAAAAGTTAAATCAGATATGTATAAAAAACAATTATCTTTCTTTGCAAGCAAAGGTAGAGGTTACAAATCAGACATAGTAATGGCTAGTTGGTTTCCTATGAAAGTTATTAGAAGGTTACAAAATGCAAGATTTGATGATATGATGGTAGAATATAGACCATCGTTTAGTGGATTAGATATGGCATCATGGAATGATGCTCCTTGGAGTTAGATGTTAGTAGAAGATATAGTCAGCAGAGCAGTTTTTCTTAGAAACATGCATGATAATGCTTTATTAGATAGAGCAAGATTTAGAGCAATTATGAATGGTGGTGCTGATGGAATAAGGGCATTACTCGGAAATCAATTAGATATGATGGACGAATCATTACTACCTGCACCTAACTTACTTATGTCAGGTTTAGATAGACTTGCACAAAAATTAGGACGTGTACCTAATCTTAGAGTAGATTTAACAAACCCAAGAGATTCTGAAAGGTCAAAAAGAAAAAAAGAAAAACTTGAAAGAATAATAACTTCATTTGACCAAATGCAAAATCTTAAGGGTCAGTTACCACAAGTAGCAAGATGGTTACCAGGTTATGGTTTTGCTGTATGGATAATTACGACAAAACAAGACTCAGAAGGTAATTCATATCCTGTAGCAGAACTAAGAGACCCTTACGATTGTTTTCCTGGATATTATGGTGCAGACCAAACTCCTGATGAATTAGTAACAATTAGAAGAGTTCCTGTTGGTGAACTTATAGAATTGTATCCTGAATTAAGGTCTTACTTTAATAACTCAGAAAAGAAAAAGAAATCTGCAGGTGTCAATGTCAGTTCAATATATAACAAAACTGGAGTAGAAAACGGTTCATGGGAAAACTCTGACGATAATGGAGATAACATTATTGAATACATGAACATAGAGGGAACATATATTGTTCATCCTGCTTCAGGTAAAATTGTAGATTTTGTACCTAACCCACTAAAGTCAGGTCCTGCTTTTGTTGTAGCTAAAAGATTTAGCTTTGACCAAATGCAAGGACAGTTTGACCAAACAATAGGTTTAATGTCATCTATGGCAAAAATAAATATTATGTCAGTTATTGCTATGGAAGATGCAGTTTTTACAGAAACTAACGTAGTAGGTGAAATAGAATCAGGTCAATACCGTAAAGGTAGATTTGCTGTAAACTATTTAACTCCTGGGTCACAAGTAGTAAAACCTGTAAACAATTTACCGTATCAATTATTTGAACAAGTAGGAAGAATTGAAAGACATCTTAGAGTAGTAGCAGGGTATCCTGTTCAAGATGATGCAATATCTCCTAATTCTTTTGTAACAGGTAGAGGTTTAGAAGAACTTCAAAGTGGTGTATCTCTTATGGTTAGAGAGTACCAACAAATATTATCGAAAGCATTAGAAGATGTTGACTATAAGAGATTAGAGTTAGACGAAATATTATTTGCAGAAAAAAGAAAACCATTATCAGGATACATAAAAGGTGCAGCATTTTCAGAAAACTATACTCCTGGCACTGACATAAATAAAAATTATAAAACTACAAGAGTTTATGGAACTATGGCAGGTTTTGATGAGCCACAAAAAATTATTACAGGGTTGCAATTACTTCAAGCAGGTATTATCGATAGACAAACTATGCAAGAAGAAATGGATGGTTTACAAGACCTTACAAAGATTAACGATAGGATTACAAAAGAACGTGCAGAGCGTGTTTTGTTTGAATCATTACTAGCTAGGTCACAACAAGGCGATATGCAAGCTATGTCAGCTATTACAGAAATATATAGAAACCCTAATAAGATAGATGATATATTAGAAGAGTTCTTCTCTGAACAAGTAGAACAACAACAAGAACAACAGTTAGCAGCAGCCGCAGCACAACAACCAGGAGCTGCTCCAGGACAAGGACCTACATCAGTACAAGATATATTTGCACAGATTGCTGCAGGTCAATAATGGAAGAAAGTAATAAAGATTACGCAGGTAATCCTAACTGGGCAGGTGATGATTGATGCAAGAATATTTTAACGAAAAATTTTTAGATATGATACTTGAAGAGTATCCTGAATTTCAAAGTCAACCATTCAGTGAAGAGTACCAAGATGGACTTTTATTTAATGCAGTTACTATAGCTCAGTTTCCTGGATTAAGAATTGATTTGTTAATTATAAGAGGTGAAAATGACACGAGGTAAAGATAAATTAAATTACAGTCCAGGTAAAGATAAAATAAATCCATCTGATTTAGTTGGTGGTGGACAAGATTTAGAAAGAGCAAGAAACGCAGAATTAGTTAGAAGTTTTGAACAATACAAAGAACCTGATGTTGGGGAATTAGTACAAGAAGTTGAGCCAGTAGATACAGTTAGAGCAACAGGCGCAGGTATAACTCCATTGAAAGCAGAGACACAAAGAAAAAATATATCAGCTATCGAGGACTCAATTACATCCCAAACACAAGTTCCTGTAGATAAGTTAGCAGTATTGAGGACATTGTATAATGTATATCCTGACGTAGATATATTAGCCTTGATGGAAAGTGAGATGAAAAAGCAACAAAAAACTTACGGAGTAAATTAACATGGTAAGATTTTCACAGTATTGGGTAGACCCTGATGCAGAGTTGCAATTACTCTTTGACCAAGAAAGAGAAATAAAAGAAACAGAAATTGTTAAAAATCAGATAACAAGGTCTCAAGGATTTCATACATCACAGTTAGCAAGTGAATTAGGTAATGTAATGCCTAGTGGTGCGATTATAGCTTCAGGATTATCTGAACTGGCAATACAAGCACCTGAGATAAAACAAGTAGTAGATTCATATTTAGAACAACAAGCATCTTTATCTAAAAAAATTAGAGATGCAGGAAGAAGTTTTGTAAGAACAGCTTTTGTTGCTGCAGATTCATTAGCAGAGGCTGTTATTAAAAGACCTTTTCAAGCTGCTGCAGCTACACATGTTCAAAGAGGTGACAATCCTATTCTTGCTTTAGGAGGACCATTACTAGGTTTTCTTACAGACCCATTTACAAGAGATGAGGGTGAAGAATCTTTTTACAAAAAATATAGAGAGAACAAAGAGCAACTAGGTAAAACAGTATTTGGCAGAGCAATAGAAGAGTTAGTAGCAGGAAACAATGTTAACTTAGGTGCAGGTTTCTTTGGAAATAGTGATGTTGCAGAAAACATGGATATATTTAGAGCTATTGTAGATTCTACTGACGATGAACAAGTTATATCACAAGCAAGAAATATTATTGAAGAACAATTAGGTAAACCAATAACTATAGAAGAAAGACAAGATGTAAATAGTTTATTAGCACAAGATGGATATATATTATCTCCAGGTACAGTAGTCGCTGCAAATGTATTTGAACCAGGAACAAAAGGTTTTAACATTATGTCAGGAACAATCGACTTTGGTGTTACTGCAGGATTAGACCCACTTAACTTTGTTGGTGCAGGTATTGGAAAAATAGGCAAAGCAAAGAAAGCATTTAAAACAGGTGAATCATTACAAGGTGTAGGAATTATAGATAAAGCTATAAGAAAATCAGTTCATCAACCTACTGCAGATGATTATTTCTTAAGAGGACCAGGTAGACAAATTGCTGAATTAATGGGTAAAGAAACAAATGTCAAGAACATACAAAAAATATTTGGAAAAAATAGAGATGCTATACCACATGAATTGTATAGAGAATTAGCAGATGCAAATACAGAAGGTGTTATAAATGCACTTAGAAGAGAAATATCAAGAGGAACTATTACTGAAAGATTTGACCCTACATCAGCTATATTCAATGGCAAGTTTTCTACAACATTAGGCAAGATGTTTGACCCTGAGTTTGGAGATTTAGGACTAAAAGCAGTAATTAAAAGACAATGGCAAGGTACACCTATTGTACGTATGATGGGAGATTTGCCTCCAGTAAACCTTAATGTTAAAAATTTAGATGAAGCATACGACCAACTAAATGAATTTATGGATGGTGTAGGTATTGCTGTAGAAAAACAAGATGAACTATTAAGAGGATTTGTAGATATTACATCTGAAGTCAAAGGTAAAGGTGCAAATCCAAACGAAGCTATACCTAGTTACGGAATTGTATCAAAAATATTTAAGTTTTTAAATGATGAAGTATTCCCTGCTACAGATGAAGTATTAGGTGAAGGGTACGTTGGTAGAGCATTTGAAAAGTTTGAAGCAGATACATCTAAGATGAGAGATTACTTTCACGATGAATTAGGTAATCCTGAAGTATTTCTTGGTGCAAAGACAGACATTATTGTAGATGGACAAATACAAATACAACCAACTGCACATTTGTTTGCTGAATATTTTGATGGAAACATATTTTTACCTGGTGGTAGAGATTTAGCAAGAATTGTAGGAAATACAAGAAATGCTATGTGGAGACTTATTGGTGGTAGAAAACTTACAGGTAAAGACCTTACTTTAGAAACATTTGTAAAAGCACAAGCAGATGATGCAAACTTTGTAGCAAAAAATTTATCTAAACTATTTTATGGTGTTGACCCTGATGGTGTCAGAGTTACAGAGGGTGCATTAACACAGATAGCAGATACTTATATGCAAGGCTTGTGGAAACCTTTTATTCTTCTTAGAGCTGCTTGGACATCAAGAGTTGTAGGAGAAGAGCAATTAAGAATGTGGGCAGCAGATATGACAAGCGTATTTAATCACCCAATATCACATATTGCATGGGTATTAGGAACACCATCTGCAGGTAAGTATGTAGGTAAAGTAGAAAATGCTTTAGCAAAAATACCTGGAATTAAACCTAAAGGACTAGAAGATATTTTAGGTAATGAGTTTCTAATGGATGTATCTTTTAAAAATTCTATGGCTAGAGGTAAATCAGTAGCTATTGGTGGACTTGCTCCTAAAAGGTCAAATATATTTGTAGCAGTAGCAAAAGGTAATAAAAAATATTTAGATGGTTATGTATTAGAAAATACACTATTAGCTAATGATGTTCTTGCAAGAGCGCTTGCTCAAACAATAAGTAATGCTAAAGGAACGTATGCAACATTTGATGAGTTAGTAAATGCAGCTTACAGTGGAGATTTAAGACCTTTATTAGAAGATTTTGTAGAATTAGCTGATGATGCATCTTATGCACAAAAAGCAAGAATATTAGAATCAAAAGAAAATGTAAGAGCCTACTTAGAATCTATACAGGCAAGACTGCACAAACAAGCAGGCGGAACTTATGAAAAATATATTGTTGTAGATGGGCAAGAAATAATTTTAAAATCAGGAGAATCAATACCTACAGAGTATGCAGACTTAATACCTAGATTTAGAATTACACAAACAGGAGATAACGAGATACTAAATCTTATTGCAAATGGTAGTGGAGAAGTAGCAGGTAAATTTATATCATTAGAAAACATATCTAAAGAATTTAAAGCAGAATATAACAAAACAAAACAAACATTAGGTGCAAAATTAAAAGAATGGGATAACAGTGATTTACCATTCAACAGACCTGAATATGTAAAAGTATCTAAGGTAGACGTAGACTCAAGTCTTTTAAGTAAATATGATGAAGTAGTATCTTCTATATTTAGAATATTTGGTTCTACACCTACAAACAAACTATCTAGGTCTCCTGCATTTAGACAGTTCTATTATGACAAAATGGAAAAACTTGCACCAAGTCTTACAGAGACTGCATTAAATAATCTAATTAAACAGGCTAAGAAAAATAATTTAGATAAAAAATATATACAAAGACTAGAGTCTTTAGTCTCTGATGTAGATGATGCATTCAAGATTGGTACACGTAGAGCTGATGAAATATCTAAAGGTTTTGCATTAGAAGAAGTTAGAAGATTGCTATATGACTTGAATAAACGTTCACAATTTTCAGATGCTACAAGATTAATATTTCCATTCGCTGAAGTGTATAAAGAAGTATTAGGAACATGGTCAAGACTTATTGCAACAAATCCAGGTAAATTACGTAAAGCAGAACTCTTAGTAAACAAAGCACAAGAAAATGGTTTCTTCACTACAGACCCAGTAACAGGTGAAGAAGTATTTAACTTTGCATTTAATGAGGGATTAAGCGACAGAATTGTAGATGAAGAATCAGGTATTAGAGCAAACCTTGTTGGTTATACTTCAGGTCTTAACTTAATTGGACAAAGTGTACTACCAGGATTTGGACCAGTAATACAGTTACCTGCTTCATATTTACCCGATACAGAGAGATTTGCTTCTCTTAAAAAAATAATATTCCCATTAGGAGAACCTGCAAATGTAGGACCTATTGAAGCTGCATTACCTACTTGGTATAAAAAAGTATTGACACTTGGTGATGATGCAGACCCACAGTATAGAAGATTGTTTGCTAACGTTGCATCAGATATATTGAAAGCAAGAGTGTTATCAGGACAAGCTAAATTTACTACTACACAGGAAAGAAGAGAAGCTGTAAAAGCTGCAGAGAAAACAGCTACATTTGTTACATTGATACAAGCTGCTCTAGCATTTGCTGCTCCTACAGGAGGTACAGTTAGATATTACAAACAAGTACCTGAAGAGTTTTTAACAGACGAAATACAAGAAAAACTTAAATTAGATATTAGAGACTTTCCTGCAGGAGATGATGGTGCAGTAATGTTTGGGTTTTCTGTATTTACAGATTTATATTACGACATGCTTAGAAAAAGCAAAGGTGATTCATACGAAGCAACAAAAGAGTTTATTTCTACATTTGGGTTTGAACCGTTTGCTATGTTACAAAGAAAATCTAAAACAGTTGTAAGAACTCCATACACAGCAGAGGGTTCAGCATATATGGCAGAAAACAAAGATGTATATGAGTTTGCACCTAATACAGCATACTATCACAATCCTGATAATCCATTAGATGAGTTTGATATCGCTTCATATTGGAAAGCATTTTCTGAAGGTGATAGAGTTTCTTTAACTACAGACCAAGTTGCAGCAGAGATAATGAATGCAAAAGGTAGGTTTATATACGAAGGTAATAGAAGAATGTTACTTAATGATGCTAACTACTTTGGTGTATCAGATTATGTCAGGAGACAAATACTAAAAGAAATAGAAATATATTTAATTGAGACATTACCAGGATTTAGAGAAAGTCTTGGTCTAGCAGGAACTATAGATACAGAATCACAAGTTCGTGAACTACAAACATGGAAATTAAATCCTACACTTGCAAGTTCAGATGCAGGTCAGGGATTGTTTAAATACTTAGACGCATACGAAAAAGTATTAGACTGGGGTAAGAGAAATATTAGACCTAATGTTACAATAGGTTCAGGTGATATGTTCGCTCAAAGAGAGTATCTACGTAGATATGTACAAGATGTTTTATTAAGAGAACATCCTGATTTTTACCATTTATGGGTTAATATATTATCAAGACAATTAGATGAAGATATTGCTACAACGCAAAACATTGAGTTAGGATTTTAATGGCAGAAGAAAAAAGCATCGGTACTATATTAGGTGAGCTATATCTTGAATATATAAAAACAACAAACGCTGCTTCTATGAGTAGAGTAGGCGCTCCTAATATTGCAGCTAGACCTATAGGAGATGAACAGACAGCTTTAATAGATTTTTTTAATAGCTTTGAGCCATCTACACCTGAAGAAAGACAAGCAAAAGCTATTGCATTAGAGCAAATTAGAAATAATAATAATCCATTTTTTGGATTAGCTAAAGATTTTAGAGATGACTTTAAGACTGCTGCAGAAATTAAAGCAGAAGAAGAAGATATAATTATAGAAGATGTAGTTGCTCCTGACCCATTAATTGCAGATTTTGTAGAGAGTGAAACTAGAGACGAAAGAATACAGGCAACAGAAGGTAGAAGAACTTTTAAACCTTTATCTGTACAAGAAAAACAATCTCAATATATTGACGAAAAATTAGCAGAGGGTGATTTTTCAGATGAACAATTAAACTTTGTACAGACAATGTTGCCATCAGATTTACCATATATTGGTTTAGGTGGAACAATCACACCAACACAACCTGATAAATTACCTTTGTATGTAGAAGGTATGCAGTATGGATTATTTAACGGTATGTCTGCAGAAGAATTAATTAATGTGCAATTAGCATTAGTAGAAGCAGAGTATTTGTATCCAGGAAGTTTTGATGCAGGAGTTTTAGATTCAAGAACTATTGCAGCTATAAGTAAAGCTATGGAAGTACAAAACCTACAAGGTAGGACTAATCCAACACTTGCATCTTCTGCGTCTGTACAGTTAGCACTTAGTGGAGCAGGTCCAGGAATAGCACAAGATATTAGAAACTTCTTTATATCAGAAGTTAAAAAAGATGAACCTAGTGGTCAAGCAGATTTAGCAATAGAAGAATCTGTTCAACTCTTTCCTGAGTTTGCAGCTATCTATGGAGAAACTGCGGCAGAACAAATATTAGGTAGAAAAATAAGACAAGGCGAGAGAGCTATGATAGGTTCTTATTATAATCAAGCATTACAAGAAGCATCACAAGAAGTTCAAGATATGTTGAAAGCTAGAGAGCAAGCAAGGAAAGAAGCTCAGACAACTGCATTACAAACAGAGCAAATTAGATTACAAGCAGGATTACCTGAAGGTGTTTATTCTGTAGAAGCACCTGAACAATTTACTGCTGCTCCAGGAGACGCAGGTTCTGCACAAGAAATACAAGGACTTATAACTGCATTAGCAGGACAAAGATTTGAAGATAAAATTACATCAATAGGAGCTTATGCTGCAGAGCTAGATGAGAATGACAGAGAAGCAGAGATGAGGTCTAGGTCAAGAGCATTTACAACAGCACTTAATTCTACAGGTTCAGGAGCATTAGGAGCATAATGAAGTTAACTGAAGAATTAATCGAACACATTGAGGACTTAGAAGGTTTTGAATCAAAAGCATATAGAGATGAAAATAATGTATTAACTATAGGTTTTGGTCATACTAATGCAACAGGTACATTTGAGTTTGATAAAAATACAGAGATAACAAGAGAGCAAGCTCTAAAAATATTACAAGATGATTTATCAGAAGCAGAAAATTATGTAGAAAGAATGCTTGCTAATAGAGACCTATCTGTAAATAAAGAAAAAAAAGATTTTATGACTTTAGTATATTTCAATAGACCTTGGGCTTTGCGAGAAACTATGGAGATTATTGCAGAAGGTAATATGGATTTAGTTATAAAAAGTCAATTAGATTCTTATAAAGAAAATAGAGACGAAGATGTTCCTGATTGGTATGTAAATAGAATTAACAAGGAAGCAGCTTTTGTTAAAGAGTTTGATGACCCTGAAGAAACAGGAGGAAATGTTACTAAGGGTGGTAAAGAACTTCCAACAGGAGAAACAATAAACAAACAACCTGAAAGCATAACTAGATTATATAAAACAGACGGAAATCCTATGTATGTAGATACACAAATAGTGGAAGATTTATTATCTTCAGGTAAGTTTACAGAGCAACCTGTATCAGTAGAAGAAGGTCAAGAAGAAAAAGAAGTTAAAGATGTTATTACAGCACACATATATTCATACTTACAAAAACAAAAAGATGTATATGCAACAAAAAATCCTAATTCAGCAAGAGAGGTGAGATAATGCCACACGAACCAGGACACATAGAATTTGATTCAGATGTTACAGGTGATGGAGTATCAGTATCTGATATAGGTACATCCACTGCAACGCAAGCTCCTGCACAATTTTCACCAGGAGAATTTGATGGACCTGAGCCTGATTTAATCTATCGTGTTGGTGAACAGTTTTATGTTCTTTATGAATTACCTTTAGAAAGACTAGGAATAGATGATGAACCTCATTACATTATGTACACAGGAACTGGAGTAATTCCTGAGTATGAATATAAAGCACAATCAGTATCACAAGAAGCATTAAATAAAGTTTTGTCTGTATCTTTTGATTCAGGTGGATATGAAGAGATAGAAGATAAAACAGATGTAATTAATCAGTTTTACAATCGAATACTTAGAGCTGCAGAATCAAGACCTTGGCTTTTAGAAAAAGAAACATCAGGTAAAAATGCAGGTAAGTATGTATTGCTTTCAATGTTTATTGAACAGCTATTTGAACCTAATGTACAAATATCAGTAGATGAATATAAAGCAGAATCAAATTACATAAATCAATTTACTCAAAGACAATTAGATTATTGGTCTGCTGTTACATTTGGTGATGACCCTGCAACAAATGCTGCTCTAAGAAAACTACAACAAGAGTCTGCTTTGAGTGTTGCATCATTACTTAGAACTTATGCTCCTGAAGGATTGAGTCAAGAAGTTGTTAACTTTTTATATAACAAATCTTTAACAGGAGATTATGACCCTGCATATTTAGCAGAACAGATTAGATTTTTAGCAGCACCTGAATTTGCATCTTTAGTTGACCCTGAGTTAAAAGGACTAGTAGGAGATGTTAAAACAGGTACAAGTCAGTTTGACCAACAAGCAAGACAAATAATAACAAAAGTTATGGGTCAAGGATTCTTAAATGATTTAGGAGAAGATGAGTTTAATACTATAGCTCAATCACTTGTAGACCCAAATGGTGCAAGAATATTAGAAGGTCAATTACAAGAATTGTGGGATGCAGAACATCCAAATAAAAAAGGACAAAACTATGCATTAGCTTCTGCAACACCAAGAAAACTAGCAAACTCTATAACAAGTGGACTAGACGAGTATGGTGAGGACCAAGCATTCTTTAATGACTTAATGGAAGCAGAGAATCAAAGAGAAATGCAAAAGATGTTACGTATGTACGGTTTACAAAAAGGAGATGAAAAAACTGTATCAGATGTACAATTATCAGTAGGTAGAAGTTTTAAACCAGGTCCTATAAGGAGACTTAAAGCAAAATGATAAGTAATGAAAAACTTTTAGAAAACAGTATTAGTAGAAGTTTAAGGTACGATGTTGGTGATGAACAAGTTGTATATATATTTAAAGATGGAGAATACTTAGAAGCTAAAAGTGAAGAAGATTTAGATTCAGCTTTAGCAGGTGGCGGTGTTGCTATTTCAAAAAGTTTATTTGATTCAAGAAGTTATGGTCAAAGTAATACAAGTGTAACTCCTTCAGAAGATGTTCCTGAATATTTTAATTTATACACTAATTTATTAAATAAAACAGAAGAAATACTATCTGATATTGCAACAGAAACTCCTGAAATGGAAGATGAACTGTTTGTACCTACAGTAGAACAAGCAGGACAGTTAGTTCCTTTTATGAGAAACAAAGGAAACTTACTACAAACTTATGTGGATACATGGGCAGAAACAGGTAATGACCAATTAGCTTTACAGGCAGTCAGAGATTCTGACGAATATGAGACATACTTTCCTGGTAACTACAGGATTGACCCAAGCACAGGACAACAGGCAGGCGTTCGTTATACAGAAGCACAATACACAGCATTAACAGATGCTTATGATAGAGCTTTTATAGAAGCAGGTCTTAACCCTGATGTGTTTAGAGATGCTGAAGTATATCCTGCTCTAGTTGCAGGAGATGTTGGTTCTCAAGAATTGACAGCAAGAATAAACTCTGCAAGACAAGCGTTTATTGATAATCCATTGGCAGAAGAAGTTAGAGCATATTATGCACAGAATTTCGATATTGAAATGACTGATTCTGCCTTGCTTGCTTCAGCACTTGACCCAAGCGTAGGGGAAGGAATTATAAATAAAAATATAGCTGTAGCACAAATAGGAGCAGAAGCATCAGCTAAAGCATTTGATATTACACTACAGGAATCAGAAAGATTGTATCAATTAGGAGTAACAGGAACTAAAGCTGCTCAGTTATTTAGTCAAGCAGAAACTTTATTAGGTAGAGTACAAACATTAGCGGCAGCTCAAGGAAGAGAACAATTAGGTATATCAGAATATTTACAGGCAGAAGCATTTGGAAGTCCTCAAGAAAGTCAAAGATTTAGAAACATATTGGCACAACAAGCTACAGAAAGTTCTGCTGTATTAGGAGCAAGAAGAACTCAACAAGGTGCAGTAACTGGCTTGACAGAAGGATAATTCTGCTATACTAAATTACATAGGGTGGCGAGTTCCCCTACAAATAGGGTCGCAATTCTCTTGGACCTCCAAGGTGTCCAAGTGGTGTTTCATAAAGCCTTGTGTAATCATAAGCAATTTCCATTTACCTAGCGATTGGATGTTTTATATTGCTTTTAATAACGCTAGAGAATAGAGGAGAAATATGTCACAAGACACAACAGCAAACGATACTAATAATGTAGAGGTAGAAGATGTAGAGTCAGCACCTATTGATAACTTACGTAATGCTTACAAGCAAGAGAAAGCAGAACGTAAAGCACTTCAACAGGAACTGATGAACGTTGCTCTATCTTCAATGGGTCTTGACCCTAGTAAGGGTGTTGGTAAAGCTGTGCTAAAAACCTATGAAGGTAAACCAAACGTTGATGAAATCAAAAGTTTCGTAACTGAAGAATTTGGAGACGTTGTGGAAGGCGCACCTGCACCACAAGAACCACAAGTAGATGTATCAGAAAATGTTATCCAAGCTCAGTCACGTGTAGAGCAATTAAATAAAATTGGCGTGTCCTCAGAACCAGTTGATGTTATGGATGCATTTAATGAAGTTGTTAGCTCAGGAGACGTAAAGCAATCTATCGCAGCTAAATTAGCTATGATGGAAAACCAAAAAAAGTAACAATTAACATATAGGAGATAAATCATGGGACCAATTACAACCCCTGACCCAATTTACGCTTCCGATATAAATAATTTTCAAGGAGAGTTATTTAGAGTCGGAGGACAAAGAACACCTTTCCTATCTGCTATGGGTGGCTTGAATGGTGGCGGAAAAGTTATACAATCAACTTTCTTCCAATTCCAAACAGCCGATAATGCTACTATCTCTTCCGCACCAACAGAAGGCACAGAAGGCGGAGCGCCAACTGAATACCTTGGTCGTAACAGAGGAGCATATACTCAGGTAACACAGATATTTCACAAAGGTGTAAAAATGTCATACACAGCTATGGCAGCCTATAATCAACAAAATGCGTTTGATTTAGGAGCAGCAGGTTACAGCACATCCGATGGCGATGGAACAGTAACTGCTGCAGACAAGTTAGCTCTATTTGGAGGTAACCCAGTAACAGACGAGTTAGCAGAACAGCTTGAACTAGCTCTTGAAAAAGTAGCTAGAGAAGTAGAATACTTCGCTATCAACGGTGTTTTTGCTGATGGTACACACGCTTCTAACCCTATTGGAGACAATAGAACATTTAGAGGATTGTCAGCTCACTGTGCATTAAATGGAGGAAACAAGTACTTCAATACAAGCACAGAAGCTACAGGTGGTACTGCTAAAAAACTTGACTGGGATGCAGTCGCAAAATCATTAAAGACTCTTTATGATGCAAATGCACCAGTTAAAAATCCTGTTCTTTTGGTTAACTCAGCTAACTTATTAGAACTTAACAAGCAACTATTATCACCACAATCAGGTGGTACAACTGCTGCTATCCTTCCACGTGAAAGAAACGTTGGTGGTGTAGATATCGATACCGTTATCACACCATTCGGTTCTATCGGAATGATGGTTCTTGATTCAAATATCTTAGGTAGCAACGATGCTTTCATTGTTGACATGGCTTATGTAAGCCCTATCTTCACAAACATTCCTGGTAAAGGAACAGTATTCGTGAGAGATATTGACCAAGATGACAATGCTAGAGTTGCAAAAGCAATCTACATGGAAATGGGAATCGACTTCGGTCCTCCACAATATCATTTGCATATAGATGAAATTGCTACTCCGTAGTAATTAATAATTACAAGATTAGGGTGGAACTCCACCTCCACCCTTTTCTTGTGCTATAGTGAGGAAGATATGTACAAATTTAACGTTAAAGAAGTAACAATAGATATATCTGCAAATACAACACAATCAAGCAGTGTAAATACAGATGGTATGTTGTTGACAGGAATTGTATTTCCTGCAGCGATGACTGGTACAGCAATTACTTTTGACTTTTCTGTAGATGGAACAAACTTTTATGATGTAAAAGAAACAGACGGAACAGATGTAAGTTATACAGTATCTGCAGGAGATGTAGTTAGAGTAGACCCAAGTGGTTGGGCATTTGCTTCAAGTGGTTTTATTAGAGTAACTTCAGGTAGTGCTGAAGCAGCAGATAGAGATATTAAATTAATATTTAGAACAGCTTAGGAGGACCAATGAGTGCAGATATTGGTGACCTAGTAGATAGGACTTTTAGAGAGTACCTTGAACCTATGGATGATTTGGTGAGCTATACAACGCTTGCTTCAGGTATTAGTGCTACTGCAGCTACTCTTACATTTGATGGAGATTTATTATCTGTAGAAGAAGAGGATGCTTTAGACGCAGGCACTATTATCGAAATAGGTCAAGAATTACTCATAGCAACAGACTTAAATGCTGTTACAAACACAGTATCTGTTACTAGAGGAGCAAGAGGAACAACTGCTGCTACACACTCAACTGGTGATATAATAAAAATTTCTCCACCTTTTCCAAGAAAAAATGTATTTGATGCGGTATGTGACCAAATTAAAAATTTATACCCTACTCTATTTGCTACTGAAACAAAATCACTCACTGCTTCTACAGGATATCAAATACTAAATGGAACAACTGACAATTACTTAGTTGCACCACTTAAAGCTATATCACAATATACAGATTTTTCTACTGGTTCTGACCAAACTGGTACACAATTTAGAGGAGTATCAGTTGAACTTGTAGACTTACCTAATCCTTTTACTTACACAGATTCTAATGGTGCATCACAAACAGTTACATACACTACAGGTCCTTCAGTAGTGCATGCTTTACATAACTATGGTATAGCTGCAGGACAAGATATGTATGTAACTTTTAAAAAGAAGTTTATAGAACCTACAGCAGAAGATAATACACTAGCAAACATAGGATTAGAAAATGAATATGAACCAATTATCATGGCAGGAGTAGCTGCACAAGTTATTGCAGGTAGAGATATACCCGCAGCAACAACTGATTACATTACAGACCAAATGTCAGTTTCAAATTTTCCTGTTGGAAGCGCTTCTAATGTTAGAAATTCTTTGTTGTCATATCAAAGAGCATTAATCGAGCAAGCACGAAAGGATTTAAGAGCTAGATTTCCTGAACCTGTATCTATCAATAGTATTGTATATCCAACAGTATAATGCCTAGAATTGCATCAACTAACACAGTATCCAACCCAAAAAGACTTGGGTATGATGTACAAATAGATAATATGTTGTTACGTTCTGCTATTGGACCAGGACGAGAAATGACTATACAATCTTCTGATGTTAGAGAAGGACAAATAAATGTTAAGCAAAATGCTGAGGATTTTACGTCTAATTTAGGTCGTATATATTCTAGGAACAATTTTAGTGGTGGTTCTAATTTAGATACTGCACATAGGTCTAATGGTAAACCTAATGACAATACTAGATATTGGGATAGTCAAAGCATAGATGTATTTCATAATGATTTAGGAAAAGCATACAATATTCAACTACTACACACTACAGAAAAAGAACAAACTTTAACATCTGCGGTAAGTCACATGGCAGTAGTTGGAACAAGAATATATGTATCAGATGATGAAACGTTATACAAATCAGACGATGGTGGAGACAACTGGAGTACAGTTTCAGAAGGATTAACTGCAGGTTATCAAATAAAAGGATTAGCAGCACATGGAGATTTACTTTATATAACAGCAAATAACGGTTCTGCAGGTGAAATAGAAAGTCTTACAAGCGGTGGTACATCTACGCAAAAAATGTCGGCTGCTGTATACGATAAAATATTTTCAGTAAAAGGTCAATTAATTGTAAGCATAGGTAATGCCTTACATCCTTATGATGGTAATACAACAGTAGGTTCTGCTATTGTTACATTACCTTCAGGACAAACATTTACAGATGCAACAGATGCAGGTGCTGTTGTATTAGTAACAGCAACAGATGGTAGAATATATTCACTTAAAGATATATCAGGAACATTAACACTTAAAGGTCAAACAGAAATATCAGGAGAACAACCAACTTGCATTGTTGAATCACAGGGAATAATTTTTTATGGTACTAAAGAAGTACAGACTGGTACGAAAGTTATTGGAAGATTATACCGTGCGTCATTAACAGTTGCAGATGATTTATATGTATTAGGACAAAATCAATTAATTAAACAATGGGATGCAGATAGTATTGATAACTCACCAAATAATTTATTTACTACTAGAGATAGTGTATATACAGGTATCAAGGAATCAGCTAGCACAAGTTTTTTGTGGAGGTATTATTTACCTACTGCAGGTATTGCTAGATACTATAAAGCAAGTGCAGGTGGCACAATAAATAATATAGTAAATGTTAACGAAAAGTTTTTATTTACAGTGAGTTCTGATGGAGTTTATCAACAAACTTCTACTTTTGAATCAGAAGGGTTTTTAATTTTATCTGCTGCTGATTTTTTTACTGCAGAAAGTAAACAATTTGTAGGTGCAGAAGTATCTACATTCACACTTGCTTCTAATACTTCAGTAGATTTAGAATATTCTACAAAGTTTGAAGCATTAGATAATCCAAACGATGCAAGTTTTAAAAAAGCATTTACTCAGGTAGGTGGTGTAGGTGATACTGAACAACAAATTGAAGAAGTTAGTAGGTATATAGTTGGGAAAGTAGTTTTGAAAACAAGTGATGGAGTAAGTACACCAAAACTAAAATCAGTACAATTTAGAGCATTAGCAAGACCTGAACTTGTAGTAGCACAAATACCAATAAATATATCAGACCGTGTAGAAAGACCAGGAAGAAAACCTATAAAAGTAAAAGGATTAGGTAATGCTTTATATTCTGCACTTAGAGATATTGAAGGTGACTCTGTAACCGTTGAAATATTTAGTCCTCAAGAAATAATAAAAGGTGTAGTTGAAAGAATTAGTTATCCAATTAATGCTAATGTTGAAAGAGGTAGCGTAATGGAGTATGCTATTATTACAGTAAGAGGAACTAGGCAAGCTAGTTTGGATGATGTTACAAGTATCCAAATATTTGGTATTAACGCACTTGGACAAGTAAGGTTTGGTGCATAGGAGATAAATGACAGCACAAGAAGTAAATTTTTCAAACTTTTATGAAAGTACACTTGCTAGCCTTATGGCTTCAAGTGCTACTAATGGAACATTAACTGCAGCTCCTACATCAAATGGAACAAGCAATATATCTGTACCTTATTATTTAGTTGTAGACCCTGATGAACAAAGCAAGAGAGAAGTTATATTGGTAACTGCTGCATCAGGAACATCTATGACAACAATAGAAAGAGATAAAGAAAATAGACATGGTGGTTCTCCACCTGACCATCAAGCAGACACAGTTGTTCGTATGGCAGTTGTCAAAGAAATGTTTGAGGATTTACACGACAGAGTAGATGCTGCAGGTGATGTAACTGGTTCATCTACAACAACATTTACTAATAAAACATTTAATGCAGATGGTACAGGAAACTCTATAACTAACATAGAGAACGCAGATATTAAGTCAGGTGCTGCAATAGATGCTGCGAAAATACATAATGGTTCAGTATCTAACACAGAGTTTGGATATTTAGATGGTGTATCTTCTGCTATACAAACACAGTTAGATAACATTACAGCAGGTACATCTACACTTACAGTACCTATAACAGTTAAAGTAGCTGATGATGGTTCAGGTTCACAAAATGTTTTTTACTTTTTAAATGGTTCTGATTCAGGTGCAGGTACAAGGTCAACTAACTTTGTATTTAAAGTAGGTTTTAAATATAAGTTTGATACATCTGATAGCTCTTTATCAGGACATAACTTTAAATTTTCTACAAAGAAAGATGGAGAAAACGCTAGTGGTAGTGAATTTACTACCAATGTAACAACTGCAGGTACACCAGGAAGTGCAGGTGCTTCTACAACAATAGAGATTACACCTGAAACTTTAGGTATTGCAGGTGCTACAAGTGTTTTATATTATTATTGTAGTAATCACTCAGGAATGGGTGGTAATGGTAAGATTAGTTTAGATGCAGGTAGTGCATTCAAACTTAATGGTGCAAAGCAATTCTTTGCACTTAATGGATAGTAGGAGAATAAATGGCAAGTGGTGTTTTAGGACAAGCAGTAATTACATCAAGCACATCAGGTGCTTCTTTAGTAGTGTACACAGTACCTGCTAGTAAGTTAGCTGTATGTAATGTGAATATTGCAAGTATATCTGCATCAACACAAACTATTGACTTAGCAATCCCTAATGAAACAGATGGTACTTTTGACAGTTTAGACCTGTTAGAAGATGACACTTCTTTAGCAGAAGCAGATGTTCTTGAAAGAACAAACATTGTGCTTGAAGCAGGTAGAAGTATTGTAGTAACATCATCTGATGGTACAGGTGTAGCAGTCAATGTTTATGGCGTTGAAGAGGATGTATAATGGGTAGAAAGATAACACCTGTTCCTACAGTATCAGGAACTGTTAAAAGTATTCAGCATATATCTACAACTATTTATGAAAGCGGCACAGATGCTGATGTATCTATAACAGCAGTAAGTGCTACAAACAAAGCATATATTGTAAATAGTAGTCAAAGTGCTAATCACTATGGCGGTTTTGAATATTCTAATAGAGATGTATCTAGTGGTAACTCATCTGCACCTGATGTATTTTTTACAAGCACAAGTAATGTGCGTGTACATACTGATGAGCTTGATGTATTTGGTGGATATAGTTATGGTACTGTACAAGGTGCTTTTTATGGAAGTGTAATAGAGGTTACATAATGGGTAGATTTGCACCAACACAGACAACTACAGGTACAGTAAAAAGTATTCAACACATTGGTGCTACATTGTCACTTAACGCAACACAGAGTATAACTATAACTGCAGTAAGCAATATAAATAAAGCATACATTATTAGTAATGGGGAAAGTTCAAGAATGGGTGGTAGTGCAGGTAATGATGTAAAAGCAAGAAGTGGTTCAGCTCGTAGCGAAGGTGGTGCTAGACTTACAAGTACAACTAATGTAGATGTAACTTGTGGAAATTTAGATATGTTTTCAGGACATCATTTTTATACAGCAACAGGTTATTATAGAGGTGCAGTGATAGAGGTAACATAATGAAATATGTAAAAGTAACAACAGGAAATGTGGTTGTAGCAACAGTACAACCCACATCATCAGTAATAGAGGGTGATAGAACTTTCATTGGTGAAGGTTATATAGAGATAGACCCAAACATAGAAGATAGACAAGTCTTGAAATGTTTATACGATAGTTCAGCAGAAGCACAATCTGTTAAAACTATGGCTAGTTTTACATACCCTACTACTGATGCACAAGGTAATGAAAGATTTTATAATCAAGATACAGGTGTACTTGAACAGTACACTTATCAGGAAGATGGGTATATAACAGGCAAAGAAAATGCCTAATGCGAGTTATTAAACTAGCAAAAGATTTACCTGACCCAATTAGTTATTTAGAAGCTGTAAAAAAATATCAGGATTGGGATAACATAAAACAATGGGCAAAGTTTGATGTTGATACTGCTTATCCATTTGTAGAAACACAAGAAAGTTCACACCATTTGTACTGTCCTAATTGTGATGATTACACAAATTCTGAATGTAAAATATTTCAAGAAGAATTATCAATTATAGATACTAGGTATCAAACACACATAGGTAAATTACCTACAATTAAAAGATGCCCTGCAATAGTAGATAGTTTAAATTCAGGTGTTGTATTAGTTGCACACGAGAATATGTATTTTGAAGCAACAGAAATAGAGAATCATCCACTTAAAAAAACTATATTTAGTTATACAGATGGATTTAAACCTAACCAGTATCACCATACAACACCACAGTTTGATTTATTTGAAATGGGTTTTGATGTATCACACAACATATCTGTAAAAATAAACTTTCCTTACCGTATAGAAACAGACAAAGACCATTTAGTTTTGTTAAAGGATTTGTTTTGGCTAGGTAGTTTACCTTTTAAAATAGTAGAAGGATTGCAAGACTTTAATGCCTTTGGTGGTATATTTGTAAATACATTTTGGAATATAAAAGATGGTGACAAAGTAATAATAGAAAAAGGCACACCAATAGTACATTGTATAGAAGTACCTAAATCTACATTAGAACCATTTGAGATAGTAGAAAGAGATGAGTTACCTGAAGAATATTTTACTAATATTATAGAAGAAGAAAAACAAATTCTAGCAAAAAATGGTTATAGAAATAAACAAAGAAAGATGTTAGAGTAATCCTATGTCACTTTTAACTACACTCAAAGAAGGTGGAGGACTTAACATAGATACAATAGGTAATTTACCTATTGATGAAGATATAGATTTCTTACCTGATACTGATGGTAAATTAGAATTAATTAGTACAATAATTGCAGATGGTACAGCTACTTCAGTTGCTTTTACAAGCATGCAAGAAGGTACATACAGAACTCATTTGCTTACAACAACAGCTTTTACAAGTGCTGCTTCTAGTCCTACTGGACATTTCAATATGAGATTAAGTAATAATGGTGGTTCATCATATATTAGTTCTGCTAATTATTACAAAATAAATAGGTATGGTAATGTAACAGGTTCAGATAAAGGTTTAAGTAGATACTCTGCAGACACAGAAATTGAGTATTTTGTAGGTACAGATAACTCATCAACAGATAAATTAGGATGGGGTTATACATGGTTTAATGACCTTGGTCAAAGTAGTCAATATAGCCAATTTACACAAATGGCAGGTGGACATAATACTAATAACAATTTAGATTACTATGCATTTGGTGGTGGACAATTAGCTATTGCAGAGGTACATAATGCCATGCAAATATATAATAATCGTGGTGCAAATATTACAGGTATATTTAGTTTGTATGGATTGAAAGCAGAATAATGGCATTAGAGTTTGTAAAAGAAGTTACTAATACAAGTGCTACAACATCAGTATCATGCACAGATTGTTTTAGTGCTGATTACACTAATTATTTAGTTGTATTAAATGTTGATAGTCTTGCTATGGAAGCTGCATTAGAATGGCGTGTCATCAATGGTAGTGGAATAGTATCAGCATCAGAGTATGACCATGGAGGTTATAGTATGCGTTCTAGTGATAGTAACCCTAGTCATTTAAAAGCAATAAATAATAATAAATGGCAATACTTTATGTATGGCGAAAGTACTCAAGGTGGAGTTTCTGTTAATGAAGTATTTAGTCCTTTTGCAAGTGACACTTTTACCTATATAAATACAAAAATGCAATCACAATATTTTCATACTTCACCTACACACCGTGACCAATCAAGACATGCTTTTGGAGTGTATCATGTTGCAGAAAGTATTACAGGTATAGCTGTTGTAACAACGAATGCTGCTATAGAAAATTGTAAAATAACTGTATGGGGGTATAAATAATGCCAGGTTCATTAGTTAAAGTATCTGAAGTAGATGTATCATCAGCACAAGCTACTGTTACATTAACAGGTATTGATGATACTTATAATGTGTACAAATTAATGGTTACTGATGTAACACCTTCTAATGATGATGTATCTTTATATGGAAGAATAACTAAATCAGGTAGCCCTGATACTACAAGTAATTATGATGTAGGTTATTTAAATATGAATAGCTATGCTAATGCTTCTGCTACTGATGATGTTGACCAAGATTCTATTAATTTTGGTAATACAGGTTCAGGCACAGGAGAAACACAAAATTTAGAATTATGGTTGTTTAATTTTCATACTGCTACATACAGTAATATAAGCAGAGAACAAGTTGCTTACAATGCTTCACCTGCATTAAGTGGTCAACATGGACAAATTACACATACAGTTAGCACAGCTAGTGACGGTATGCATTTTTATTTTGCTAGTGGTAATATAGTAGATGGTAAGTTTTCTTTATATGGAATATCTAAATAAATATGTTAGGATATAAACTATGGCAACATTAGAAGAATTTGTAACACAAGAAACTGCAGCAGTTGAAGCAGCTAAACCATTAAATAAAAATGTAGATGGTGTAGTAAGTGAATTATCTGATGCAGAATATACTCAATTAATTAACGATAGAGCTAAGAATTTATTTAATCAACAAGAGTTTGGTTACATAACAGCTAGACAAGAAGCGTATAATTCTATTGCAGACCAACTTGATATGCAGTATTGGGATGCTGTTAATGGAACTACTACTTGGAAAGACCACATAGCACAGGTTAAAGCTGACAACCCAAAACCTTAATGCTACAATCCCAATATGGACTTCATATTAATATTTTTTTTTGGATATTTTTTTAGAGATATAACTTTATTTCTTAAAAACTTAGTTAATTATGAAAATATAACAATAGATGATTGGGATACAGAATTTGAGGAATGGCGTTCTGATGACTTACCCTAACGGCAACGGCTTTACACAGAAAGAGATGTTGAATCTTATATTGGAAGGACAACAGGATATAAACAAACGCATAGATGAGTTACACGAAAAGGTTAATCAAAAAATATCAAGACAAGAGCTAAGTGGTTGGTTAGTTGCAATCTCGGCACTGGTGGTGTTAATCAATAATTTAATGTGAAAAAACTAGCAGTATTAACTGCAGTTTTTTTACTTGCTGTGCCTATACATTCTATAGCAGAAGAAACTACAGTCACAGAAACATTTAATGACCAACAAATAAACACAGACATAGATATATTGTATGGTGGTAATGACACAGAAGTAGCTGCTGCAACTACTGCATCTCCTGAATGTGCAAGTACAGAAGTAGCAGGAAGTATAGGCATAGAAGATTTAGATTGTTTTGGTTCAGAATACTTTAGTTTAAACAGACACGCATTAGGTATAAGAGGTAGTGCAGATAGTATTACTATTGCATTTCCTAATGAACCTTACGAGGTAGGTTTTCAATATGGCGCTACAGATGTAGATAATATATCAGGAACTGTTTACTACGATAATGGTGCATCTGAAACATTTACATTAGACCAACACACAGATTACACAACTGTATTGTCAAAGTCTTGGGAAGTTGCAGAAGGCGTAGATACTTTTATAACTGAAATAGTTATTGATGGATTAACTGGAGAAAACCCTGACTGGTACTTAATAGATAATATATACTATAAGTATGATAATGTACCTACTACAACGACATCTAGTTCGACAACAAGCTCTACCACCTCGTCTACGACTACTACATCGACTACGACTACGACTACATTACCTAAAGCGAAAGATGTTGTCGAAGATAATATTACTACGTACTTGGCTTGGGATGAAAATGGATGTGAACACCCAAACAATCCTTTATCGTATAAACAATATTTGGAAGCCGTAGAGAGTGGAGATTGGTTTGGTTATCAGCCCAGTGATTGCACTAATATACCTGATGATGCTGTTGATATTGTCGAAGAGGAGATAGATGATGAGTTGGACGAAGAGATACTTCGAGATGACAACCTCGGAGAAGAACAAATTGAAGAAGAACTTAAAGTCGAAGATAGTGAAGAACTCACCGAAGAAGAAATAGCTATTATTGAAGCAGAGACTAAAGCTGAAGAAGAACGTTTACTCCAGGAACAGCTTGATGCTGAAAAGGAAGAAGAGATATTATTAGAGCTTGAAGAATCTGTAATTGTATTAGAAGATTTATCTGAAGAAGAACTTGAAGAATTTGTAGAGGTTATTAAAGAACTAGAAGAACTAGAAGAGTTTATAATTGAAGAAGAAGTTATAGAGCTAGATATACCTGAAGATATAGTAGTAGTTATAGAAGAGGAGGATACAGAAGATGACATTGTTATTGTGGTGGAAGATGAAGAAGTTGTTGAGGAAGTTTTGGATGAGCCAATACAGGAAGATGTTGAGAAAAAACCTGTAGAGGAACTAACTGAAGAAGAAATAGAAGAAGAAGTTTTAGAGATTGTTGAAGTTATAGATGTACCTATTGTTGAAGAGGAACTAACTGAAGAAGAAATCGAAGAGGTCATTGAAGAGTACGTTGAGGAATTAGAGACAGAAGAAGTTATTGAAGTTCTTGAAGAAGTAAATGACGTAGGTGTACAACAATTAGACCAGGTATCAGAGGAAGTACAAGAAGTTATTCAGGCAGTAGTTGAAGAAGCTATTGAAGATGTTGAAGAACTAACAGAAGAGCAGGTAGCAGTAGTAGCTGAAGTACTACAAGTTGAAGAAGAAGATGTAGAGATTATTGCAGTCGCAGTAAAAGAAGATGAGTCTGTTGCAGAAGCTGTTGAGGTATATGTTGAAAGAGCAGTAGAAAATAAAGATGTAGAAAACTACACCCTTGCCGATGTTGTTACCGAGGTGCAGTTTGAAGAGTTTATAGAAAACCCAATACAAGTACTGGTGGATATAGAAAACATAGATATTTCCAACCTTGGTCAGGATATGACAAGTGACCAAAAGGAAAAAGCACAGGAAGTAGTCGTGCCAGTTATTTTAACTAGAATAGCAAGTATGGCTGCGTTTATATTTAGGAGAAGTTAATGATAAAGAAGTTATGGTCTTGGTTTGTCGAAGCTATAAAAGAGACTTTAAATCTTAGTTGGACTCTTGTTGGTTTAGTTATTGCCACCCTTACACTTACTGGGAGTGCGCAGCAAATCACAGGATTAGCCACTATAATAACATTAGCAATATGGTTGTTAACCATAGGCTTTAGAAAATAAAGGAGTTAACGTGTGCAAGGTTACCGTAAAAAAAGACGGTTCATTTGTGCAAGTATGCAACTGTAAACACGGTAGTTCCTTTTGTGAGGAGAAAGATGAAATTACAAGTAGTTAGAACTCAATTTGGTACTGATGCAACAAATGGTTTGTTGTTTGTAAATGGTTTATTTGAGTGTTATACATTAGAGGACCAATACCAGGCAGTAAAAGTTATGCACGAAACCTGCATACCTGAAGGAACATACGACATAAAGTTTAGAACTGTTGGTGGATTCCACGAGAAATACAAGAAAAGATATGGTAATGACCATTATGGTATGTTGCATTTACAAGATGTACCTAACTTTACCTATATACTTATACACGCAGGTAATACAGATGAACACACATCAGGTTGTTTAATTGTAGGAGAAAGTCAGCAAGATTTAGACATAAGCAAAGATGGATTTATAGGTCATAGTGGCGTAGCATACAAAAAGCTATATAAAAAAGTGGCAAAAGAATTATTGTTAGGAAAAACTGTAACAATAGAGTACACAACAATAACTAAGTTATTAGAGAAACCATTGTCTAATGCTTCTACTGATGATGTAGTTTTAACAAGAACTGTAATGGACAAGATGAAAGAATTACAAGAGGATATTGCAGAAGTAAATGGTGGTGTGATACAGACACAAGCTATGTTAAGAGGGAGGATAATAAGATAATGTTTGGATTTATAAGAGCAAAAAGAGCAAGAAACCAAGATGGTACATTCAAGAAGGATGTAAGGTGGACACCTTGGTCCGAATCATGGGAGTATAAAATGAGCGAAGAACTCAAAGATATGCTTGAGCGTGTGATATGGACATTCGTGGAAGCCTTTATTGGAGCATTAACAGTTGCTCCATTAGTGGGAATTGAAGCGGAAACAGTTCAATTAGCTGCCCTCTCAGGAGGTGCTGCTGCACTCGCTGTTGTGAAAACTTATGCCAAAAAACAAATTGGTGGCGGTTCGCAACAATCAGTAAGTAAGTAATACAAATAGCAAAGCCGAGGGTGTTATCCTTTCTACCTCGGCTCTTGCTACCTTTTAATTAAATGTCAGATGTATCCTCAGAACCATACATGGCATCATCTGCACATTCTCTACAAAGACCATATTGCTTTCTATCAGCAGTTGTTAATTTTGCTACTGCAATACTTCCGCAAATCTCACATGGTTTTAAACCTAAAATGGTGCTTCCCCTTCCTCAATATCATTAAGTGAACGTGCCTTTGGTGGTGTTATACCTTTTTCCTCCAATGCAACTGTAGTCAAATTATCGTATGCTTCTTTAAATCCTGGTGGTAAAAACTTAGCGTCTTTGTACCATGACTTAGAATATGTCATACTTCCTTTTTGTTCACCGTTCAAACACTTACCACCTGCAGTACATCTAAAATCTGCAGCACGTGGATTCTTCTTATCTTCAGGCATGTATATCTTTACTGGTGAATAACATGGCTTTGGACAAAATAATACGTTTGAATCAGAGCTTGTCGTAGTTGTGTTGGAAGGAGCTGTTGACTCTTCAACTACGACTTCGCTCTGCTGTTCAGTGACTGTGGTGTTACCCTGCGGTGTAGTTGTATCAAATTCTTCCTCTGTTACATCTCCTGACCACAACTCAACACCTAGCCCAAATCTCATGCATGCTCTTTTAAATGCGTCTGATTCAGCGTCTTTCAACAAAGACCCATCGTTTATGTTTTTGTTATCTAACTTAAATGTGTCAACATCTCCTATACCATCGTATGAATCTGTTCCTAGTTTTATAGTGCCTTTTGCACCAACGATTCTTTTCTCACCATTGTGTGTTCCATAGATTGGTTCACAAGTCCAGGAGTATGGTATACCACTATCACGTAATCTTTCAACGTAACGACTGTGGGTAACATATTTTCCGAACTTTCCTTTGGGTGCATTTTTTACAAGCTCCTTTGGAAATGGTTTAAGTAATTTCTTTAGACTGTCCTCATAAGACATATATCTCCTTCCTCTATTACTTAGAGTCTAATATCCTAATATTTGTATGTGTGAGTATTTATGAAAAGTTATTTATAAGATTCACACCTGTCTTGACAGGTACAGATTTATATTCGCCATTTATCTCCACTATGAAGTGCGGTAAACTACCTACACCTGCATACTCTATAGCGACTAACTTTGCCTCATTTTCTACTTCTAGTTTTGGCATATTTCTCCTACTCCATTTTACACCAAATTGCAAGTATTAGTACCCTTTAAATCACAAATTCACAAACAGAGATATTTGTCTTTTAATTACTGTATAATGATGTCAACAGAGCAAAGGAGGTATTATGCCTAAAGTGCCTGAAGAATGGGGTAATAACTTTTACAAGTCAGGGTGGCAACCAGGACTAGAAGTAAATGAACAAACAGGTATAGGTGAAATCACACACGTTGGAACAGACCCAAACTACAGAAATAAGTTTGATTCCATATTATTAGAATGGGGATTCGACCCTAAGCATTACGAGATAGAGGGTTCAGTAAGAGCATCTTCGTGGAATGTACAGTTAAAAGGTGGCAGAACAGAAACGTTCTACGCTTTCAAAGGAATAGTAAAGAAAAAAAGACCAGGACACGACAAATATTTTAATGCGTTATTTAAACAAGCAGGTCGTAAACCACCACTCAAACTGCGCACACACGGTGGTGATACCGCATTTTTATTTTTCATGGCAGATTGGCAACTTGGAAAAAAAGATTACGGAGTAGAGAATACAATCAAGAGGTATGACATAGCTTTACAAGATGCTGTAAACAGAATTAAAGAACTGCGTAAGATAGGTGTTCAGATAGATGAAATATACATGATAGGTTTGGGTGACCTCACTGAGAACTGTTATGGATTTTATGACAGTCAACCTTATAATATTGAACTCACATTGATAGAACAGTATGCGTTGGCTAGGTCAATGATGATGAAAACAGTAGATACCTTTTTACCACACGCAGATAAGTTAGTGTTGGCAGGTGCGCCAGGGAATCATGGGGAAGCTGCACGTTCGCAAAAGGGTCAAGTGGTTACAAATAGATTAGATAATACAGACACCATGCATTTGCAGATATGTGGTGAGATTATGAAAGCTAATCCTGAAAGATACAAAAAAGTATCTGTAGAAGTTCCTGATAGTTTTCATCAGGTGATGGATATAAAAGGTATTACATGCGGATGGACACATGGTCACATGACATCAGGAGGTGGAAGCAATCCTGAAACTAAAATTGAGAATTGGTGGAAGGGTCAGATGTATGGGTTTCTGCCTGCGGGTCAATGTCAGATTCTTATTACAGGTCACTACCATCATTTTAGAAGTAAACAACAAGGTGATAGAACTTGGTTTCAGTCTCCTAGCTTGGATAAATCTATAGACTTTACAGCTAGAAGTGGTCTATGGTCTCACCCAGGTGTGCTTACTTTTACTGTGAATCAAAAGGGTTGGGATAATTTAAAGATATTATAGTGGCACTGGTTCTCCCATGAGAGAGTCAAGCATTTTCTTGAGTTCGTAATACTTAATCATTTCACCGTAAATGATTTCTGTTTTACCTCCGTAATGTTTAAATATTGGGTCATAAAATCTGTTGTTTTCTTTATCGTTTTTTCTAGGTGAGATAGCCATGCTTTCTGCATCTATGTAAAATTCTCGTTCTGCAAGTCTTGCATCGTGCTTCGTAGGAAAATTGTAAAGTAATTTAAAAGCGAATCCATTACGCTCTAAGTATCTTACACGTTGACTCGGCTTGTGAGTAATACCTACCTTGTAAATGTTCAACTCATTGTGATACATACAGTACAAGTAACCGTCTTTTTCTTTGTAGTTGTCACGATTAATTGTTTTGTGATATTTGTACTTGAGATTGTACCTAGCAGTTTTGCAGTCGTAAGCTAAGCAGATTGTTTGATTTGGTTTCTTTGTTACAAATTGTGTCTTACAAATAATACACTCTTTCTTGTACGGACCTTTTAATTTTTTATGTTTTTCGTAAGACGCTTTTGCCCTACAGTAATCTGTGCAGTACATAGCACGAGGGTCTGCACTACGAAATGTATTTGTTTTACAATATTTACATTTGATTTCTCTGTAAACTTTTGCAACCCTTCGACTTTCTTTCAAACACTTGTCGCTACAATAAGTATTTTTTCTTGATATTTCTGTATTACAAATTGCACAATATTTTTGGTGTATATATTTCCTACCTCTTTCTATTAAGTTACAATCAGGTGTACAGTACTGATGATTCGCTTTATTTGGTATGTAGTAATTTTTGCATCTGTAAAATGCTTTGCATTTAATTTCTAGTCTGTGATGTGCTGCGTACAATATTGGTCTAATGTTTTTAAGTTCTTCTATACTTTTACCGTAATCACGGTAATTTGCTTTGCATTTCCAATTATCTCTGCAACATTTAGGTGGTGGTTTTCCTGTAGGCAAAATCTCTATTTTTTTGTTACACCAATGACATCTTGGTTCAAGTACAGGTGTAGGTACTTCTTTGTTTCTTTTTTTGTAGTAACTTATACGCTTATTTTTTAAGGCAACTATTCTTCTGTTTTCTTTACTACACTCATCACTACAAGTTTTTACACCATTAGCTTTGACAATAAATTCTTTGAAACAGATAATACAATCTTTTTTTGAACCGTGTCTAATTACTTCTTTGTTCATGCTCCTCCTTTCAGACATGGGGAACGGAGGTGCAGTGTTCCCCACATCATACCTAGTGGTTTGCTAGGAATTTAATTCTTATGAATCTCTAACCAACTTAAATCGCCACCCGTAAACTGTTCAACAAACCACTCTAATATTTTGTATTCATCATTAGTCATGTTGTAATAACTAATCAATACAGGAGATGACCACCAAGCATATTTAAACTTTATGTTTGTGACTTCTTGATTATCTACATCAAACTGAATCCAATACGAAGGTCCGCCTCCTGCAAGTTGCAGTTCATAAGTTTCTATTTTCCTGATAGAGTAGACACGATTATCTAGCTCCTCATACAAGTCCTCATCTTGCTCTCGGTTTTGCATATCTGCAAAGTCCTGAAGCAGAGACTCAAACGTCTTACGTGCTTCTTCTTTTACGTCCATTATTCCTCCTCCATAATGAAATTACAATATAAACACTCTTTTGTACTTTTAAGATATTGATTGTTGTTATCGTAATAAACATATTCAATCAACATTTCTTCACAATCAGAACATTTAATAATTGTTTTCATTATTCCTCCTCTAGTATTTTCTTTATTGCATCTTCAACATCTTGTTCGAGTTGAACATTGTCTAGCTCTATCGAATCTATGTTGTCGAACTCTTTGGCTTCGGGTACATCATCAAGTGATAAGTACACGTTCATTGGTATGTCAATGCAGAAGTCCTCCTCTGCAACCATGTGTGTCACACCTGTTACCCTGTCTTTCAACATAGCAATCCAATACGTACGCATGTACGCAGCAATCGGCTTGTTAGCTCGATAAAACTTTGGTATCGCCATGCTCATCACAATAGGTACTTCATCTGATATGGAATACCAACGCATGTTTCTTTCTAGTTTGTCAAGCTCTGAGTGTGGTAACTCGTGCAGAAACCAAGCAGGGTGAACGTTCTTGTCATACTTCATAACAAGTGACGTATCGTTCAACGCCTGGAGTTGTGCAAGGGTAACAGCAATATATCTCGGCTTGTATATATCTATGGCTTGTGTCATAGCTCCTCCTCTAAATCATCCCAACCGTAATCTTCATCAAACATTATTCTTCCTCATCTAATCCAACAACATCAACAAGAGGTACTTTACCTACAACTCTGCCTTTGTCGTCATACCAATATTCGTACATCCAACGACCTTTCTTTTTACTTTTAGCTTTGCTTCTCTGTTGTCTATTCATCAGTCGTAGTACAAATATTCAGGGTGTTGTTGTTGAAACGTACCACCTAGTTCTGCTTTGTGTGTATCGAACTGTATGTTCGGGTGGTTTTCTTCTAGTTCCTCTAGCTCACCCAAGTTCTCTGTGACTGACCAACCACACTCTACCAAACGTATTTGGTGCATGTTTTTACCACCGTTTGACGTGAACTCATTGATGAGTTCGTATGCTTCGTCTGAGTTGTTAGCCTCGACAAAGACTTCGTTTCTCTGCTCATACTCTAATTTGAATAAAGCCATTACGTACTCCTATCTACTATTAGTTTTAATTTGTTAATTAGTTCTTCTTTATCTGACTCTTGTGCATCAAGCCAATCTATTTCTTCGGCTATGCAGTCAAACAGATTTCTACTTATGGTTTCACCACGTGTATAGTTGAAACCAATTTGCACGTTCATTACTCCTCCTCTAAACAACTTCTGATATCTTTATCATCTAAGTCGTGTATGTATTCTATTGCTTGTTCCATATCCATAGCTGAAAATGATACAAACATTGTATATATTTTTGGTTTAGCCATTACTCCTCCTCCCATACGGAATCTTGATAATCAAATGGTGGCTCTGTTATCTCATGTAACTGCATTGACTTGACAAGACAATCTGTTGAACAGAAAAATCCTAAGTCATATTCAATCTCACAGTAACCTGTGTCAACATCTTCGTTGACAAACATGTACACCATATCGTCTCTGTTACGGATACTGTTGTTACATTGGTGACAATCCTCCATGTGAAACCCTGCATTATGCAAACGCAGAGAGTATCCCCATGTGTACCTGATAACAGTATCGACACTAACTTTTGAAAACATCGCAATCCTCTGTGAGTGTTTCATAAATCCAATCAGGTTTCATTGTCATTGATGGTTTATCAAAACTAAGTTTTCTTACTTTTGGCTCATCAAACACAAGATTCATGTCACCAAACTCCACTAGATTTCTCATCTCAAAGTCACGTACTGTATCTACTACTTCGGCATTAGTTCCGTCTGTGTCGAAGTAGACTTCCATTTTTACTCTGTACATTGTTTCACCAACTTGTCTGTTTTGAAATGTACATTTATCTCATCTAACAGTTCAGACATGCGTGTAACAAATCCTGCGAACTCAACTGTATCTGTAAAGACAATGTTGATGAGGTCGCCTCTTGTCGCACTTATGTTCAGAAATACTTCATCTGATAAGTCTTTCATGGTTTCGGGTGATGTCCATGAACTACGATACTTGTCGTAGTCAGCTTGTATAAACATATTTATCCTTTCTCTGACGTGTAACATTACGCCAACTTCCTACTTTCTTGAATAGTTCCCAACACATCTCGCATTTGCCGTCACCAATGAAGTAACCCCACAGGGTATCATTGAACAAGCAAATCTCACACTTATATGATTTCGAGTTCATTGAGTCTTTCCTTGATTGCTTTGAGCAATGCTCTGTTTCTTGTACCTCTGCCCATAACACTATCAGCGATAGTGGTATCAGCTTCGATAAAGAGAGCAAAGTCTCGGTAGATACGGTGAGCTAATTCTAAATTACCTGCACCGTGTATTTCTCTGAGTTTGTTACCCATGTTCACCTCCTCGTATATAGATAACTTGATAGACACAGGTCACAGAAAGGAACTGTCGAACGTTACGTACATACCCCATGTCTATCAAGCTACCTACTTACTACTGGCTTACACACTTAAGTCTTAGCAGTTTACGTAGTTCGTAAGTAGCTTCTGATGATGTCATTAAACAACTCAGTCTTGTAGATATTTACTTTTCTTTATTGTTTAATACATTGCTATCATAGATAGCTCGTAGCACACGTACAGGGAAATAACTTAAGTGGAAAGTACACCACGTTATTTTTACTAAACAAACCCTATGTGCTACAAGCTACCTACTTTCATAAGTAGCTAGACCTTTTGATACCTGTCTAGGTATGACACACTTCTGTCAAGCAACCGATATGAGTTATAGACTTCGGTTAGTCTTGCTACCTACAGCCCAAGCACGAAAGCGATTAAGCACTTGGGCTATGGTACTGAACTATTGCTAGTACAGTGTAGATAGCTTGTAACACACAAGGAACGAGGTCTGCAATTAGTTGTTTCGTTCTTATCCAGTTATGAACTGGCTACCTTTCTTATGTGCTACAAGCTACCTACGTTCAGTCGTTAGTCACAGGGCATTTGGAACTAACTCTTACTTGTAGATAGCTAATTGCTTTGGCTATCAGCTTATCAGTTGCTTCTCACGTACTGAAGCAATCAAAAACTTCTCCACATTACGATACCTTCTGTACCTGCATGTGTCTTTACATGTTCCCAATGCCAATCCATTGAGTAATCTCCTACTATTGCTTCTTCATCTAGGTATGGTACGAGCTTGTCATCAATACCCCATACCTCTACGAAGTCATTGAAAATCGTGTAGCTGTATTCATCTTCACTAACGAAATGAACACAAGCCATGAAGTCATCAAAGTAATCTTTATTTTTGTCACGTATACTGTAGTGTTCTAAGAACACATCAAGGATAGCTTGACACTCGTCCTCGTCATAGCTCCCTCCTTGTGCTACTACCACATCTTTGACTGTGTGTTTACTCATTAGAAATCCTCCCATAGTGTCTCTGATTGTTCATTATATTTCCAATTCTCGTTTATCCATGGGGAGTCTAGCTTGTAGAGTTTACCGTGTTGGTCTTGCACAACCACGTCCCATATCTCGTATTCTAATTTTTCTTTATCCACTATCTTTCCTTTCCTAAGTAATACGCAATGGGATTGTAATTTTCCCTTACTTCATCACTTACACCTCTCACCTCGTATAGAGTATCGCTTTCACGATTAGGTTTTTTCCAACTAGGTAGTTTGTATAAATAAAAATACTTGTACCCGTATTTGTTCTGTATTTCTTTTAATGTTAATTCTTGCATTAACACACCTCTCGTATCTCTGTTATTTCTTCTTCTTCAATATCTATCCCGAACTCGTCCTTGAACGAATCCATTAACTTTTGGATATATTGTTCTTTGTTCTCTGCCTCTATGTTGTTACCTGCAAAGGCAAGAGTAACTACTGCTGTATATTCTTTCATACACACACCTCACAATCTTGTAATCCACTAGGTATCGCCATACCACATGGGCAATAACTCGCAAAGAGTTCTGCATGTGAAGGGCAACAACCTTTCTCAATATTATGGTCGAAGCCTTTCACGTATTGATGGCTACCATTTCTAACATAGTTAGATACATCATCTTGCAATAAAGCTCTACGTTTTTCTAACTCTTGTACGTTACGAGTTTCTTTGCAATCTCTACACATACCGTATCGACTAAGGTGTTTACCACATAGCGAACAGCATGGTACTTCTTTTGCATCTATGTCTACGTGTTCTATTCTCATACCTGATAGGTTTGGAATATCTGTACGAGTAATTGTTTTACTTGCACGTATAGTTCTGCTATCCGATTGTATGAAGTCCACATCTACGGCAACTTTCATACGAGGGATAGTACTTGTACGTTTTGGTTTACTCATGACTTATCCTTTCTCTTGTACGTTATTCACATCTGCAAAGCCAAAGCAAATGTTTCCAACAACATTAATCAGCTAGCTTCACGTATTGAATTGCTATATTAAAATATTTATTTATAAATATTTTATGGTTATTGGTTTTATGGTTTGGTTTCAACAGTGAGTGTGGTAACCGTGTGCGTGTGTGTGTAAGAAATGATGTGGTCGTGTGGTTATTCAACAGTGATTGTGGTACTCGTGTGGGGATTATGAGGCTTAAAAAAAATACCTAGTGAGCCGAAACCCACTAGGTAAATTATTAGATACCGTATACAAGTTCTGTATAGTAAGCATCTACGCAATAGGTACAGTCTGCAACGTTTGTAAAGTCACTGCAGTATGTACAGTCATACTGCTCGATTACTTCTTGAGAAGTTCGTCCAATGCAGTCTTGTTGATTACTTGGAGTTGTTTCTTTGTAATCGAGCTTGACACTTTTCCCGTGTCGGATACCTTGATTGTAGCGACACCTTGCAGGAGCATGTTCTTGATTTTGTCGGGAGTACTTGAATTGTAGCAAGTTTCCCAATCCACTAAGTCGTGGAACTTACCATCAAGAACATACGATACATTGTATCGTCTTTTGAAATTGTCCTTTTCTAGTTGTCGTCTACGTGTAACTAACATCCCGTCTTGGAATTTAGTTGTTGTACCTACTTGGTGAGGTGAATACTCTACACCAGGTATTAGTTTGTTACTAGGCATTTTGCTAGTCCTTTCTGTTATGTATGTACGTTCTATACATACTTCGTACTCTGTTAGAAGTATGTATTCTTTTTAAGTTTAACTACATATAGAAATTATCTACTGAATAGTGCTTTACTCTCTCGTTTCGGGAAGAGCGATTAGGCTCGACTAATCGGCACGACTGAAGGATAATTTATATCTACGAATTATTGAGAGTCGGTAGATATATTCTTTATATATCTATTAGTACGAATATAAATTAAGAAGGAGCTAGCGAACTAGGAGAGCGTATGACTGAGTAATTTGGTATGAGTACTTAAGACTTGATGTAATGAGTAGTGTAGTTGTGGGGATAGTGTGTGATGTAAATAGACGGGGGGATGTTTTTAGAAAGAGAAATATAGTCTATTACGTATATGTGTGGTACAGCTCATACGTATGCATATCAGTACTAGTTAGTTATATATATAGGTATACGGTGATGTTACACAGTCACGCCTGCGCACGTGGCGTTTAATGTAGGTACGGGGTGTATATGTACTGTAAGCCCCAGTAATATTAATGGTAATTCTTGGTAAAACTTAGGGCTAGTTACAGGTTTCTTATGGGATTACGTACTAATTAGGGGTAATTAATACACTGTTGAGACATACTAGCCCTGCTAGTAGCTTAACAGGTATTGGCAGTAATTGGTAGTATATTTGTTAATATTTATTGTTTGTTCTAATGGAGTGTTGTTCAGTGTTCTTGTGAGCGTGCGGGCATATATGCTTAGTATAAAAAAAGCTCTAAAATGCTTTTACAATATCTTTCAGTGGTCCTTGGGTACTGCTTTTTGAGGTAATCCCTATCCTAACTATTTAGTTAGTAAGCAGCTTTCGTACGCCCGATATCCGCTTTACCTGTAACCACATCTCAACATTGTGTTTGTTGATTTTATAATAACATACTTTAAATATAAAGTTGGTTATTATTAATTACATTATGGGAACTATACACGAATTTAAAGACGATTACAACATTGGTTTACTAGGTGAAAACTTAATAAGAGATTATTACAACTCCAGGCGTACATCAGAAGGTAAAGATATATATATAGTACGACCTGCACAACAGTGGGAACAAGAACAAGGTGCAGATTTTTTTGTAGTTAACAATGAGTTGGGTACAAAATACTTTGAGGTCAAAACAGATACTCAGAGTAAAGATACAGGGAATGTAGCACTAGAAATACAAATAGTGTATGGGGATACAAAAAGTATTGGATGTGCGTTAAAAACATTCCCTGATTATCTTTTTTATTGGATATACCCAACAACAGAAGTATTATATTGGAATCCTAAAGAATTAAATCCATACATTGTTGACTGGCTACTTGATAGTCCAAAGATAGTGGAAACAAAAAATAAAAATTTTTTTTCACGCTCAATGCTCGTAAGCGTGCAAAAGCTCAAGCAAACTGGCGTAGTTCGCACGTTAGACGTACCATTAGCGATAGTAGAAAAAAACAAGTAACTCGTTTACACTCAGCTAATGAAGAAGATAACTCACTGTAAGTTGTGCAATAAGTTATTCCAAATGAGAGGTGGTTATCGATACTGTGCTAATGTAGGTTGTACAGAGTACAATAAACGATTTGGAGGTAAAGTTGTACGGCAAAAAAAAGAAGAAGAAGAAGAGTAAATCTAAAAAAGTTAGATACTAATTCTTTATAAAAGAGTGGAGGTACTTAGTGGCTAAAATAAAAAATAAACGTAATATATTTACTACACCACAAGATTTGAAGGAATGGTCAATGGACCTTGCCGAAGCATGTGGTAGTATATTAATTAATAAAAAACCAAATATCAGCAAGATTGATACACTGGTAGAAAAGTTTGTAAATGATTACAACATGAACATGGAGAGTTTAAATGCCACCAAAGAAGAAGAGTAGTTCAAGGAAAAAACCTGCTAGAAAACCTATTAACGCCAAAACTAAAGCAACGCTTCAAAAGAAAGCTAAGAACTCTAAATATACGTACGGTCAGTTGGCGGCTGTATACAGGCGTGGACAGGGTGCTTATCTTTCTTCGGGAAGTAAATCAGCTTCTATGGCAGCTTGGGCTATGGGTAGAGTTAACTCTTTTATTAGGGGTGGTCATTCTCAAGATAATGATTT